GCAAGTCTTAAATTAACTTCCCACGTTTTTTGCATTTCACATCGCATTTTTGTTCCGGGCTTATTTAGCTCACTCCAATACTCAAAAAAAGCTCGTATCATTTCCCTTCCGTATTTACCAACAAAAGGTACTAGGGTTTGGTAAAACTCTTCTTTTCGTTTGAGCGTAGCGGCTTTAGCCGCGTCCTTCTTTGATACTACGTTAGTAGTATTTTCTGTATATACATTATCATTTACATTTACATTAGGTTCGTCTTTGGTTTCGTTTTGGTTATTTTTTGATTTTTCTTTGGTTTCGTTTTGGTTTCCCTTTGGTTTATCTTCGCTTTTGGGTCTACCGCCTCTTTTTCCATTTTCAAACCGTTTATTATTCACGTCTATTTGCGGTTTCATCAGCGTAAACACGCTACGAGCTATAGGCTTTAGATTTTCAGTTTCCTTACCGTATAGGCTATACTCCATTATAGCCGTGTAAATCTCACCCTGAACATCTCTAGGCAAATCTTTGATAGCATCGTAGAAACTTCTATAAAACACAAAACTTTCACGCATAATTAACCTTCCGTTACTTTTTGAGATATAAGGGACAAACCCTAACCCCTATTGACTTATATGTCTTATAAGCAGAGCAAAAACACATAAAGTCTTCTTCTATCCCGGCTTTTTTACAGGTACTACAATTTCCCATCAGCACACTTTTCTTTGCCATCTCTACACCTCATTTATTTTAATTCCATACATGTACAGCATCAGCTTTCGTTTGATGATATACTCTTTCGTTCTCATGCCCTTACTATCTTCTACCACTAATACGCCATCACGCAAATATTGAAAATCAGCCCTATAGCAAACAGAACGCTCTACGACTTTACCTTTGCCATTATTATCACGTTGCGGTGGAATTAGCTCAAATTTTACCTGTTCCTGTAGATCGGAAATAACTCCTTTCTTCTCTAGTAATTTCAGTTCTTGCGCACGGTAGTATTCCCTCTTTGAATCATAACCTTTGTGCTTGATATTATTATACTTTGCCATCTTCATAGTTTTTTAGAAAGTAGGGGGTCGCTGTTTTGCCGACCCCCACTTTTGTACCTTATTTACCGGATGCCTCTTTCTCTTTAACTGAATACGGGTAAACGTCCATAATATCAGTTTCTTTCACCATTTCTATAGTGTAATCTGCCATTGTGTTTTTCATTTGTTCTACAACCTTGTCTTTTGCTTCCTGTAGGCTATTAGCCTGCACAAGCATGTTTGACTTTGTTTTCTTCTCTACGTCTGTCTTATCATCCAGTGTTATAAATGCCAGACGACATTTAAAGAAGCGGTCGCCATCGCCTAAGAATGTTTCATCATAAGATGCACGCTTTATTGACATGATGGAAAACTCACCTGAAATAAACGGGGTTACTTCTTCGATTGTACGGGCTTCTGCCTCTGTGAAAGATAGTGCATCAACCAAGTAAGGTTCAACTACCTTTTTATCTTTTCCGTTTTCCATTGTCTTCTCATAACGTACTTTGCTTTCAAACCAAGTGTGTAACATAATTTTTAGTTTTAAATATTAATTAATAGTGTGTTGTGAATAAGCCTTTTTACTTGCAATAATTTTGCGTATTTCTTTTTTAATCCGGCGTATCTGATTTTGTACAGGAACATTCCCTTTCGCTTGCTTTGTAAGTACTTCAATCTCTAACCGAAGCGGCAGGATAACCGTTGCTGCCTCAATACATTCGGAGAAATCCAGCGCAGTTTTGAGAGAACAGTTTACAAGAGTATCAGCAAACCTAATACGGTCTGCCAGTTTCTGAATGTTCGCCTCATGATCTGCTCTGTGCATTTCAATTATCCGCCCGTTGTTAGTATACCCGTCATATATGACATAGTACAATACATCTACATCCGGCATACCAACGAAGTGACCTAGGAACTGCCAATAGTATTCGTCTTTCTCGTTTATCTCATTAAGGAACTGCAAGGATTCTATTTTCCCTTGACTCATTGGGCACTTGATTTCACCCAACGCCTTTATTTTACCATCTAAGCCACATACATAGAAATCGGGGCTATCTCCAAAGCCCGCAAAGGGTTCATTGAACACGATGTCGGGAAAGTCAGTTGTACAGGATTTCACCTCATCTATTAACTGACTCCTTACCCACTCCACCGCCAAAGGTTCATTTTCATGTCCCCAATCGAACGCCTTACATGCACCATTTTCGCGCGTTATTCCAGTTCTACGCTCGTATCTTACGAGATACAACGCGTCAAAAAACGCCTTACCGTAGGGTGTACCTTTACCAGCTTTCATTAGATCGGGCAAAGTGGATGATGTTATTTTCCCGTGTCGCTTTGCTTTCCAAGCGTATTCCTTCTGTTCGGGTGATTTAATTACTACTGATTTCATATTTCTGCAATTCTTTAATTTGTTCTTTAGTAAGTTTATACTTTGTCAGTACTTGCGTCACAGTGTACCCGCCTGCTAGCCCGTCCAATATATTTTTCCATATCACCGAACCAGTTTGAACCGTCGGGCGTTCTTCTGATAGTTTCGGAGCAAACGGGCGAACGCGCAAACAGTCTGTCATTTCTCCGAAAGCATTGATACGGGTAGAACCTATTTGTATCTGCTTGTTTACCCATTCTTCGATATTGGGCGTATTGAACAGCTTCTCTATTGTTTTGCAATTCGTCTTATTCAGAATCATAGGTTTCGCGTTCTCATGGAAATAAGCGACAAAGCATTCACTTTTTTGCCCATTTGTGCCCGTTACCATCTCCTTTTTAGTCTCTTTAAGGGTTAGTATAATATCCTTTCCATCTGGCAGGGAATACGCGCCCAAATAATCATAATTGAACTGGTTTTTCCAGTGTGTTAGATGTTCCATGATTATAAATTATCAAATTCAACTTTTAATGCTTCTAATTCAGTTTCAATTTTGTTTTGAGGGTTATTCAAAATATTTAAAATCGGTAAAGTGGATAATTGCCATTGGATTATCTGGAGTTGGCTTAGAACCTTTAAACCATTCTTTAAAATCGGGTAATTCTAAACCGTCATTGATGGATAAAAGAACCAATGGAATAGGTAACACATTCCCTTCATCATTGACGCCATAGGCGAAGTTGTCATCCATGTTTCTAAGCTTTTGTATGCCAACTTTATTCAGTTGCCTTATCTCTACCTGTTTACTGTAATAAGGCTTTCCTGTCCATTGCCGGATAGAAAGAATAGCTTTTCCGGCATTTATTTCATCTATCCGTTTCTTCCATAACTCGTAGTTATGCCTAACTGTATGTATCTTGAAGTGCTGATATTCATACTTTTCATGGTCGCCATCAATTCCGTTGGTTATAGCTTCTTTAAAGAAAGTTTTCCTTCCGGCTTTCACATGACTTTTCGGGAAAGTCGTAGAAAGTGTTATTACGTATGTTTTAATCTTATTCATTTCTACTTATATTTGAATTATTCACTAACCATTTTACCGAGCATCGCCATCCCCTTCAACACGTCTGATAATGCCTTGTCTTTTACTTCCTTCGGCTTCTTCTCCCAGCAGTCGGGACAGAAAACGCCATTAGGCGTATTGTAAAAACCTCCTTTAATCTCAATACCGCACTGTTTGCATTTTATCACTTTCATATTTTTACTTATTACTATTTATAATTGAATTGGTTTATCCATCGTATCTAGCATTCCGAACTCATAAAAATAAAGTTCGCTCATGTAGTCCTCTTTATACAGAGCTTTATAGCATTCTCGGCATACTGTTATAGTTTCCGTTTTATGCTGTCCGTGCTCTACTACTTCGGTGTCCACTTCTACGCCATCACCCGGTATCATCACCTTATTGCAGTCGGCGCAATGCCTACATTTGATTTCTTCTTTCATATCTCCTTTGATTTACGTACGTGCAGGCAAGCACATACAGAACAGTTAATACAAGCACACAGAGCGCAATAATGAGTTTTCCCGGTTCGGGTTCACCGTCTGCCAGTGAACAGGTTAACAACATGCCGATTACTGCAATCGGACTTTGTTTGAGTGTTAGCATGATTATATTGATTTAATGTTTATCAGGGTCTATCGTGTATCTTACTACATCAGCACCGTTACACTCCCAACGCCCATTCTGTTTGTCGGTTGTTTTACGTGCTCTTATCATTCCTGTAGAAACAAGCCGTTCAAGTCGTCTTTGTCCACCTACTAATATTTGCGCTTGATTTTTGCTGAGGGTCATATATTGCGCAGCTCTCAAAACAGTTTGATACCTGTCAAATTGAATAGTTTCCATCATGCTTATTTATTGCGTTTTACAATTATCAAATTATCTCTTTTCTCTGTTTTAAAGACTAATCCAAAATCAGTCTTTAGGTCGGACGCAATAGTTCTAACAGAGCGTCTTTTACTTAGGTGAAAGAACTTTTCGTCACCTACTTTCATCGCTTGAAGCGTCGGTTTTATTGTTGTTGAAATTTCCATGCTTTTTTTATTATGGTAGCCCGAAGACTACCGAATTAAAACTTACATATAACCTCTCTGTTTGAAATAATCATCGCACAAGGCTACCTCTAACATGTGATACTTATTACACCTTAGAAACCCTTTTTCTTTAAGACTATTTACAGCATCTTCAAGGCGGTTATTTCTCTTTAGCTTATCAGCTGTACCATTAATAATAGCCAACAGCAATTCTGTTTCTGTTTGATTTAACTTCATATTTCCTATCTTTTAATTTGTTATTGTTGATTGATTGATTAACTTTGATGCGACAAAGATAGGAAACTTTTATTTCCTATAACCTAAATAGGAAATAATTATTTCCTATAACAACATTTATTAACACACACGCTATGGAGTTTAAAGATAGATTAAAAATAGCCATTGAAAATAAGGGAGTAACGCCTTATGCTATAGGTAGAGACACTAAAGTATCTAAGGTATCAGTACTAAACTACCTAAATGGAACAAAACCTAACATAGGTAATATTTCTATCCTAGCTGAATATTTAGGAGTTAGTGTAGAATGGTTAATAAGCGGAGAAAATATTCAAGCAGAT